AAGCATCCCGTAATGATTAGCCCACACTCGATAAATGTGGGCTTGGAGGTGTAATTTTAGGCACAAGATTGTTCAGGATACTCAGGATACATTTGTTGATAAGTCAATCCACCATATCTTTTTTTTAGGTTGCCTCGTTGCACTGCATCCATTTGAGATTCTTCATGAAGTCTTACATAGGGATATACAGCAATATGATCTGTGGGCAAATACTGAATTGCTTCACTTATTGCCTGCGATTTATTTTTTGCGTGTATATAGCCTTCTACCATCCAAGATGTTTGCTCTTCTTGATCAGAATGTGGTTTCGATATTACGATATAGCAAGTCATGATTTTCTTTTTTCCCCTACTTAAGCTTCGGGGTATCCCTAATAGGGATTAAATAAGAAAACGCACTAAATTGAGTAAAGAAAATTTCAATTCCTAATAGGAGTTCTTTGTGCGATTACTTTAAGTAAATCACCTAATTCTGTATGGTAGGGGTTAGAGTATGCCACTATCTCAAGTGTCACATCTTTTGGAAAGCACACGATATCTACCGCTCTAGCCGTGGGTTTATAGTAAAATCACCTTAAACCTCCCCCAAAAAACCATGATTCCCACAATCGGCTTAATGATCGGAACCTACATCATCGTCCGTTTAGTCGAAATCAGCGACACCAACAAACCCGTCCTCCGAGCGCTTTGCCTCATCGCCCTAATAGTTAATGTCTTTGGCGTGATACTTCTTTTGCGCTAACCTTAAACCTCCTGAAAAAACACACGATAACCCTCAGTCTGTTGCTTCCCCCGCACCCCATCCACCGCCCCAGCAATCGGCTGAAACTGAAGCACCCCGAAACGAGTCGCCGGCGCACCAGGGACGTGCCTATCAACACACTCCACCAACTTATACTTAAGAGGATCGCTCGTTGCCTCATTAACGATCGCCTGTAAAACCTCACCAATAACCTCCGCTCCCTGCTCAGTCTTCGCCTCAAAACTATACGGATTAGGAGTAATCTCGATCGCACTCGCAGCAAAACCCCGATGGACTTGGTAAGAATCCTCCGAAGTCTTGCGGTAGTCCGCCGGTTTTACAAGTAAAACCAGATAATTCCCCTCAAACAAATAGGGATGCAAAGAAGTATCAACAGACCCCGCCATTTTAAATAAAATCTTACTAAGACCCGCCATAACTACCCCTCAATGCCTACCCTTATTCTACGATCCCCCACCCAACCATCGGCTATCACTCGCATCACCGACACAGAACCGACCCTCAGTAGCAACGAAATAGCTAACACCCGCATCACCCAAGACCTACCCGCAATCTTTCAAGAGTGGAACCTAGAAGGACAAATTCAATTTAGCCACAGCATTGGCTCCCTATCCACTTGTAGTCTCACCTTCACCACCACCCCCGACAAAGAAAACCAGATTAGAGAATACTTTATCCCCTATCGGCTCCTCACTCTTTACAATCACACCTACTGGGTAACAAACCTACAAATCGAACACCTACCCCTGCCCCAAACCCTAAAAATCACCATCTCCTGCGGCGAACCAAGTAGCCAACGCAACCCCTACAATCGCCCCATCTTACTCAAAGAAAACGATAACAATCGCTACTCTTACCTATCATCCCTTTGCGGGTCTGTTGCATTAGGCTACGATGGGCCAAGCATCCCCCTTAAGCTTGCCGATGATCTCCCCAACAATAGCACCACCACAATCAACGACGAAATCAGTCGCGCCTATCAATACGGCTACTTTTGGCAACCACACCCCCATCAACTAATTCTCAAGCCCTTCGGTTCCACTCCCGAACGCACCCTCAAAGATACCGATATTCTCCAGCTTACCTACACCCTCACCTACCCCGGCGACGGAGCCAAGTTTGAAGGAATCCCCCTCACAAAAGAATACCACAACACTCGGCTAACCATTGACGGACAAAGTGGCCAAGAAGAGCAAAAAAACGATCAGCAGACCGTAATCGAAGGCGACCCCACCCCCCAGGTTCCTCCCGACATTAACAAGCGACTGCTTTATTCCCCCCGGCTCGCCTTCGACACCGGTGGACCCACAAAAACAAAAAAGACCATCACTACCCTTAATGGCCAGCCAATCAAAGAAACCGAAATCACTTTCGGCTTTTTGTACACCTCCCTTGATACCCACTCAATCGCGATTGACTCTGGAGATATTGCCATTCGCCGCGATGGTTTAGATTTCGCGAATTTTTGGACACAGGTAAGCTCGATCGAGCGACTGTATATCCGAAATGGCGACGGATACCTAATTCAAACTTCCAGTAGTGGCACTACCAAAACCAGATTCAAACAAGAAAGCGACCAACTAGAGCAAGCCATAGCCCAAGGCGAAAGACTCTTTGTCGGCACGCAAAACCCCTCAGAATATCTGCGATTGAGCAAAACCATTGATCTTTATGAATACTTTGATCAAGCCATCAGCGAAGAGCGCATTTTTACCCTCTCCTCCCTCTCAGTCTTTCCCGATACCCCGCCCCAAAAGCCGGAACCCTATTACGTTTCCCGCGACTTCTATACCTTCAATTCTTACGCCGAAACCCCCGACCCCGATTCCACCTCCGCCGCGCCCCTACCCCCCATCTCCACCGGCAAATACAGCCAATCCGAAACCCTAATCACAATATCTCGGATCAAAAATCCCTCCGCCTATCGAATCCGTTCCCGCATCACCAACTCCGAGGGAACCTCACTCCGAGATAGTGCTGCGATCGAAACCAGTCAAATCGTCCAAGGACGGCCCGACGTAGCCAATCGGCTACAGTTGTATGAGAACAACTCTCCCCCTAGCGAAGACGAACCAGACAAAATCTACCGAATTAACACCCCAGGCTCTATCAGGATCAACGAAAATCCCGACTCTCTTTCCTTCCCCGGCGCAGATACAATCGGCTTGGCAGTAACCGCCGCTCGTACTCTTTGTCGCATCGAAAATAGCAAAAACGCCTGTACAACCACCCTCAAAATCAAACGCAAACCATCCTGGCAAGTAGGCGATCGAATCCTCTGGAATAATCAAGTTTGGTGGCTACTCGAAATTGAAGAAAGCCAAACAATCGATCGCACCCTCGTCAACTGCTCTCAATTTCAAATCAAAATCGGTCGGCTTCTCCTCGTTCCCGTTACTTATTACCAAGATGCTGATCCCAGCTAAAGCCCTCACCTACGGCGGACCCCGTTCTCAGATCCAAGTCCAGTTACCCAATGGCAAAATTTTGCCGGCGATTGCCGCTACCCCAATCAATTCCCCCAGAGTAGCCGTCGGCTTCGACCAGCAAGGCCAAGCCTGGGTCTGGGGTGAAGCCAGCAAAAATGACCTTCAATCCACCTCATTTCGCAAAAATCGCCCCTCTCCCAATCAAGAGCCAGTCTATCCCTTTAAAGTGATCGCCCAATGGGGGAATCTTGGCTATATCGCCCAAGCCGGCGATCGATCCTCTCAGCAAGTAGAAGCCCAAAAAATCCTTGCTTTTGGTAATCGTGGCAGACAGAAAAATGACTTTATTCTCCTGACTGAAATAGAAACCGACCAATATCGGCTTAAAAACAGAGAAGGAGAAAAAAACCTAAACTTTAGCTCCCCTGAGATTCTAGAAACATTCAAAACCAGTGGCAGATTTTACGGCGATGACTATTATGGGATTTTATTAAGGGGCGAGCAGGGTTGGAACAATTCTGATATTATAACCATCACCACAGGCGACAGCGCAAATGGAACCACGAGGCAATATACTCCCGATGGTGGATACGAATATTTACAAACTAGATACAGAATCGGAACTACAATTGAATTCAGTCCACCCACGGACACACTTTACTCTCCGCCCGGAGACTCGGGGTACGGCACAGGTATTACCTACACCTCAATAAGCTTGATTCCTTTGCCAGACCCCTTCGAAGTCTCCGGATTTTTGTCCTCTCGTGTTGTTTCTCCAGAAGAGAGAGCCATTTGGCATGACGAAATAAATACCTGTGTAGCTGGCTTAGCAAATATAGAACCGTCACCCCCCATAATTAAGGGGGGAACTTCTACAAAAAATTTTGAAGAAAGTATTACTACTAATACTCAATCAAGAAAAAGGCTTGTATCTGGCTTTCTTGATTCTATTTCTAAAGTTACCGCCACTGATACGCTTAATCAGTCAAATACTTGGCTTGTAGATGGGCAGTTCACTGTGACCCCAACTACCACGCCTATAGCCTTTAACGGTACAGGTGGTGGATACTGTAGCTCAACTTTTTATCCAAGTTTCCCTGTGAATGGCGCCTATTATGAATTTACGAATCCCTACTATGAGGTATTCGACCAAACATCTAGCACTGAGACAGATACAGATAATGATATTTCTATTGGTTCTTATAACAATTCTATTCCAATTAATATCAATAGCTTCAATGCAATTGATTACACAATTAATGCTGTATCTAATAGCAGCTATACTTCGATCAACACTTTTTCTCTAAATGAAAATGAAGCCGGCGGCAGGTTTAACACACGGAAAATAGAGGAAACCGACACTAGAAATGCAGTCAGCGAATACACTAACGAAATAACTGGAATTTATAAAGGCGCGGACGAGCTTTGCCTATACTCCAGAATCGATAGCAAGATTGTCAGCACTTCCGCTGTTAGGACTACGCGACGCGAGATGGTGGAGACAGTCACGCAAGTCAGAACAAGAAGCACAACAACAAATGGTCAAACAGAAGATAACACAATTATACCGCGAAGGATTTATTTAGCAAATCGAGAAAACAATCTAGTATTAAATGAAGATTATTTTTATATAAGAGTAAAAGACATAAAAAACAAAATAAATTTATCACAACTTACGACCCCATTTAGTTTTAACATTGCACCTGCTGACAGGCAAGAAACAATAGGGCGATTCCCGCTCTATTTTGACTACCCAATCAAATATAGTGTTAACAGTGTAGTTGGAGAAACGGGGTTAGACCACAATTGGTCTAACCCGAATACTATTACTATTTCTAATAGTGCCACACCCCTGAATTCCTACAGCGATGAATATTATCTTGACCCAAATCTTAGTCATCCAATCGAATTAATTGTTTTTGAAGGTGATGCTATTTATAAACTATCAGGTACAGCAACCATTAATTATCAAAATACAACTAAAACTTTTACAGCAAATAATGCTTTTTTTTCAGGGGATTACGGACAGTTTAGCTATTCCGAAGCATCCTTAGATACCGTATCTATTACCATCGAAAACGCAGGGCTAATCAAATACCACGCATTAAAAGGGGTAGATACTGATACTTTTGGGCATTTATACAGTTCGGCTAATTGTCTGGGATTATTTCAAAAACTTCTAGGAACAAATTTTATTACATCAGGGATAACAAGAACCACCCTCTACAAAAGAAAAAACAATCAAATAATCATGGCTTTTTCCGATAATTCCAACCTAATAAAAAAAGGAGAAAGATATGCCGACCTCTATCGGCTACAAGGAAATAAATTTATCAGAGAAGGCGAAAAAAAAGGAGCCTACTATCCAGTCCTCAATCCGAATAGTAGTAGTGATCCTACCCTCGGCCTTATCGGGTATTACGATTAAAGATAGCCGTAAACCGTAGGGAACTCGTCGATGCGAACACCCCCATAAACTTCAGCAGTCCGTGTAGCACCTTTACGGCTAGGAGTGATTCGCGATAAATCACTAATAATGCTCAAAAAAGGAAAAGTGGCGGATGCTTTCTTAAGTGTCTGAAAGGAAGAACTCTCATAACTTTCTGCTGTGTAATTAGCCATTAAACGCTCCTAAGAACGACTCCATTATCACCCGGCCACAAGCACCAATACTCCTCGCTCCCTGCTGATTTAACCAAAATATCATTATTCACAAATCCGCTATTATTGGAAATCCCAAGAAAACCATCAAATCTTGCTGCAATCCCCCAAGAAGAATAGGTGAGATAAGGCGAGGGGATTACCTGCGCCAAATTATTACTTGGATTTCGTGTCGCGAAAGTGTTGATGCCCATTCGAGCGCTTACTGCGGAGGAATTAGTCGCGCCATTAGGGTTCGGCGATGGCAACCAAAAGCTATTGGGTTGAGTCGGCTGAACCAAGAGCGCTCCTGCCCACAGGTCCTCATTGTACCAAGATTCAAGAGTCGGATAAGCAATTCCCAAAATCCCCCTAAATGTTGTTCCGTTTTCTAAAAAAACCAACCCAAATAATTGCTGACTATTTGGAATAGCATACACTAATAAAGGATTAGTATTAGTTAAAGTAAAGGTGGCTCCCGTGGTAACATTTGCTGAGGTATTAGCTATTTCCGTAAAACCTGGAAAATTAACGTTTTCCTCGACACCCAATCTCAATCGAAGCGTTGATGTTGTCCCAGACAAAGAGTTTTCGAAAATCACCCTGTACTGTCCATAAATTTTGCTAGAATTTAAATTCAGGTAGTAGCCTACTTTGTCGGGAGTTCCGGCAGTTTCAGCGGCAGGAGCCGGAAATCCCACGGCTGCAAAACGAGATTTTACAAAAGCAGTTAATTGAGCTTGGGTGTACCCAGCCGCGAGAGTCCCTGCAAAAGTAGATGAATTGGTATTAAGAATAGGCACAGTTCAAGTCAAGCCTCTAAAGTTAAGCCAATAATTTCAATATTTATATTCTGAGAAATAGTCTCCAGATTGCTTATAAGAAAAAATCCAGTTCCTGAAGAGATCGCAATGGGTGGAGGAGATAGATTTCTTATAAATCCTCTTTCGGCTTTCGTGATCACATCATAGTAACAACCATGATCGCCTTGAATGGCTGTAGTGGAAGCCCGAGACAAATCCGCAGAACGATAATCAGCATTAAGATACTGCCTAATCCTGATATTAGAATTAGAAATAATTCGATAGATCAACATCGACTTAGGAAGGGGTAAGCTTTGCCCTACAGTCGCCCCGCCAGCAATTCCAGTTACATTTATAAAATAGCTTGCAGCAGATCCAAGCCCCCCCGGATTTCCCTGAATACCCCTCTCCCCCGAAGGAGATACTTTTGTTTGACTAGCGATCGATGCCCCTTGAGTCCCCGTCAAGTTGGTCAGTGAGACACTGGTCTCGCTGAAAATGGACTGGACTCTAAAACTGCCAAATTCGGTAAACAAGACCTGCCCCACCACCATCCACCGCGACTCGGCTACAGCCACGGTGACATTAGAATTGACAGCAGGCACTAAAAAACTGGCAGTAGTAGTCGTAAAAGCATTAATACCACTCACCCCATCGATCGCGTCATCGACGTACTGTACAGAAGCCGCATCCCCCGGATCAATCGGGGGAGCCAAATTTGTTATTCTGCCAGGGAAAATAAACTCAAGATTAGTCCCGATTTGCTTGCTGATCATTCATCCTCATCATCATAGGAATCAGACGAATCGAAATTATTACAAAGCTCAACAAAAGCTTTAGCAGGGCTGAAAACAGGCACATACTTCTCCGGAACCTCGATCGCCTCTCCAGTGCTAGGATTTTTCGCCGACCTTGCCTGTTTATACTTAAGCTTAAAAGTCCCAAATCCAGATAAGATCACATCCTCCTGAGCGTGGATCGTTTTCTCAAGCAATTGCAGAACAGCTTCTACCAACTCCTTGCAGTCCTTTTGCTTGCGGCCAGTTGACTGGGCTAATTTCTTAATCAAATCACCTTTGTTCATCGTTCCTCTTGTCGGCTTTTGACTAATATTTTAGCACCTAGTAAAGAGTGGAATACAATACACAATGACAAAATTTTGCCATTTTGCCATCAAGGTCGCCACACCGGTTTAGGTGCTGTCTCAAGACCCGCAGCCCTCTCAAAAGGCGACACCCCGTAATCAGGCTTTAACCCCTGCTTTTCAAGCTCGGCTAACCCCTTCTCCCGGTGATCCCTAATCCAATCTTCCTTAACCAATCCCAACTCAAAAAACTTCCTTTTCACCGGCACAATAAAACACCGATCCTGATAGTGAATCGGAGGGCGCGTACTGCCAAGCTCGTACATATTCCCATTCCTTGCAGAGCAGTACCGGCACACTCGGCTATCAATCGTCGCCATCCACTGTACCCACTCCGCCCCATTCTCCCGGAAGCAATTCTCCGCCGCCGCATTAGAAGCACTCAAAGAAGCTGTCCTCGCGATAATATCCGCCCGTCGTTTTGTAATCTCCAATTGCCCTCGTAGCACCGACGACAATCTACTCACCCCCCACCCCTGAATCAAGCCCTGCTCCACCGCAGCAGAAGCCTTAGAAGCAAATTCATCCCCGTAGCGTGCCAGATAGCGGGTCTGTTCCTCCGCCGCGTAGCGAAGCGCATCCAGAGGGATTGTCGCAGTCGATCGCACGAAATCCTCACCCGAAATCTCCAGCAATCGCCGACCCATATCTATGCCAGTCCCATCGGCTATCCGCAAAAGCTCCTCAAAATCCCGTTTAAAATCGCGACCAGCCGTCGGGTTGAGCAACTCCTTAAGTTGGTCCAAAAGCAGTAATTTACGCTGGTAAGCCGCCAGACCCCCCATCTCCTGATACTCCGGATACTTTCGCCTTAGCTCCTCCTCAAGCTGAGTAAAAGCCACCGCCAACGCTCGATTAATGCGATCGGCTATGCGCGTCTCAGTCCTATCCAAAACACTATTAAGTTTTTCTATCAGTCGCAAATGTTCCGGTGAAACCATAGTATTTTTACCTAAGAAAAAACCTCGGTAATTCTCGCTACTACCGAGGGCGTACCCATTTGGAGATTTATCATGCACGAGCAGAACTCGTGTTACCCATTCTACATCTGTTTCTGATCTGGTGGAACATCTTCTCTCATAGAAAGTTTCGTTAAATTTTCCACATCAGTCTCCCTTTCCCTTTGAATCAGTTCCATCTCAGCATCAGGATCATTCACCCCGATCAGCATCATCGCGCTTGTCCGGCTTCGCAGCCCCGCCTGCAATTCCGCAATCACCTGCCTGCGCTCATCGGCTAAAGGCTTCCCAGTCGAAAGATTTAGCTCGCAAATAATCTTATGCGAACTCTTGGGCAACAAAAGCCGCTTAATCAAGCCAAAAACCGAAGCCAGACCCGCCTCGACAATCTCACTAATCCCCTCTAGCCTCGTCGTAAAATCGCCCTTAATCGTCTCTCGACTACGCCCACTTAGTGACCCATCCCCCGCCGTCAGCAAGTGAGCTAATCCCATAGACAACCAAAAAACTTCATAGGAGATCGCTAAGTTGCCGCTGAAGGCCGATACATCAATCGGCTGTTCAGTGTGAATCTGAGGACTCGTATAACCCGTCGGCGCTTGGGGATCCCCAATAGGCAATCCCGAAAGATAAACTATTTGATTCGGTCCAAAGGGCAGGGGTTTTTCACTAGGCACGAATTTCAACCCATTCGGTTGCGTCACATCTACAACCCACTCCCCCGGCTGTTGGGTGTTCAACAATATTCGACTTAAAAACCCCCCCGCGTCCACGTTGATGTCTTTCAAAGTCAGAGCCTTATTAATCGAATTCTGAGTTTGCTTGGCTGAATCCGTAATCAAAGCCTTCCCACGAAACTCAATAATCGGTAACATCCCCCCATAATCCTCCTCCTTTGTTCCGCTAGGGTCAGTAATCCTAGTTTTGCCATTATCCAGTAGCTCATAAGTCTCCACACCCGACTTAGCTTGGTAGCTTGCATAGTAGAGGAAATCATCGTCATCTCTTTTCGTATTTATTGTCCCCAGGGTCGGACAATGAACCACATACTTTTTGTGAACCTCAGCAACATTAGCCAATCGCATCGGCTGATAAAGTCGCAAGAAACCCCGACCAGTGACTAGAAGCTGTGCCACAGCCTCACTGATCACCTTCCCCCGGCCCGACTCAATCCCTAGCCTTCTCTGATAATCCCACCAATCCTGTAGAAGCTTTTCCTCTTTATTGATCGCCCGCTTTTCTTCCTCAGAAAGCTCCTCTACTTGCTTATCGGCTGACGAAAGATAAAAATTAAAAGGCAACCCCACCAAAGCCGCCGTATAGTGATCGATCGCCTCCCCGATCACATTATGGCTCTGAAAAACCCTCTGTAAATTTTTCATCACTTCCTTATATTTTGGGTGATCCGTCGGAGGGGTCGGTCCGCTCCAAAAGCGAAAAGTATCGCCAAGGTAGTACCGCCAATTGTCCAGAGCCTCTTCATAGGATAGTTCGCCGTGTAGATACTCGGCTACATCTGCCTTAGTCGGGACAAAACTATTGTTGCTATACATATCCTTTCCTTAAACCTACATCTCTACTAATCAAGGATAAACGGAATTAGAAGCCATGATTAATCACCCCTCAACAATCCAATATTCAAAATCCGTCCCCCCGGGCACAAAACCAAAGCGCGGCAGCCCATCCTCTAAAATCGGCTCTACAGTCCCATCCTTAGACTCCCTACCCAAATAGAGAAAATTACTCGCCTTAATCGGATTAGCCCGGGGAAACTTTTTGGACTTCCAGCATTCCGGCAACAAATCGCGATAACGGCGCACTTTCGGGATAATAATCCCAGTTTGCTCTCGTTGCGCCCCAAATTCGACGTAATGATACAACTGACTACTATCCACCTCCGACGGCAATTTATCTCCAAAAAAGCCCAACCAATCGCGAATCCCGAACGACTCGATCGCATTATCGTGACAGTGATTAACCCAATCTTGCAGATTAGGAAAAGTCCGCTCGTAAGTCTCTTTGAAAGGCCTCCAAAAATCCGAGCGCCGTCCCTGGCCAATCTGAAAAATCTCCAACCCCACAGCTTCGGCTAACCCCTCACAGAGACTGCCAAAATCTTGCCACCTTCCCGGTGGATTGCGCTTCATCGAAAGCTTAATCAAATCTTCCCCCAAAGCCTTTCTTTCCCTCGGACCCAAGTTATCCCGTTGCTTATAGGAAAGATGAAGAAACTCAAGCCAGACCCCCTCCGCTCCCACATCGCGTAAGCGATTAAAGAAACTCTCAGGCTCCCGAATCCAATCCGGATTTAAAGGATTCACCCCCACCACCACCCGATGGCCGTGTCGCTTCAAAGTCCTAATCAAATCAAATCGGCTTTCTATACTCGGAGCCGTCGGTTCAATCACCTCCCGCGTCTCCTCCTGATCATGGGTAATGCTCACATACCACACCGAGGTCGGCAAAAACCTTAAAGTCTCCTCAATCCCCAATCCCCCCCTAGTCTGAATTGCGATCGGAATCCCCTCTTTAGTCAGCAACTCCATAATTGGCAACATATCTCGGTAATTAGATCGGCTGAAAGGATCAACCTTATTAGAGATAAGCACCGGATACCCCAGCTTGAGTAACTGCCCCTCTAAACTCAAGCGCTCCCCCCGGTTCTCAATCATTCGCATCGTACCAGCCACATCCAACCGGCGCTCGCGGTTATTTAAATTCGCGAAACAATAACCGCAATTATGAGAACAGAAATTCCCCCCCATCTCCAAAGGAATCGCCGAAACAAAGAACTCGCCATAATAAGGCTTAATCGTATCCATTCCCTATACCCATCAACTTATCCCCATGTTCAGTCAATCGGCTAGATAAAAGTCAGTGGCAAAATTTTGCCACTGTTTTCCGCTTCCCCCCTTCCCTAAAAATGAAATTAATACAGGGGGGAGAAATATGGCTTCTAGAGGATGGTCTAAGATCAAATCGGGTAAAGGGAAAGGGAAATTAGTCAATTCTGATGGTAAAACGGCCTTTCAGGCAAGGCAGGAAAAATATTACGCCGCTAAAGCTTCCGGAGGTGGGGGCGGTGGCGGGGGTGGGGAACAAACCACCAAAAAACGAATGAGTTTAGAAGAGCGGCGACAACAGCCAGAATTCGCAGTCGGCTCCGCTAAAGGAGCCGCAGCCAAAGAACTCAGACAAGAGATTAAACGACTTGACCAAGAAAAAAGAAAAGAATATGAACCAATAGACGCAAAACTTAAAGCAAGGCAACAAAAAGAGGGGATCAGTGATGGCAAGCTAGTCGGAAGCAACGCCTTCAAACAATGGGATAAAGCCGCTGGCAAAATCGAAGAAAAGTATCTTCCCTTGAAAGATGAGGCTAACGCTCGCTACCAGAAGAAAAAAGAAGCCCTCGACAATCTTGGCTCACTTCTTAACAAGAAATCATTGGCTAAAACCATAAGCGAGGCTACCAAAAAAGTCCAAGAGCAAATCCCCGGATTCAAGCTTGATGCTCAAAAATCTGCCCAGAAATCCGCTCAAAATGCCACCGAAAAAGCCGCTCGGAAAACCGCTCAAAAAGATGAGCGTAAAGCCGCTAGAGAAGAAAAAATGGCGCAAAAAACCAAAGCCGCCGAGGAAAAAATGGCTCAAAAAGCCACAGCCACCGAGCAGAAGCCACCCCGCGCCAAAAAAGACTCGGCTTCTTCCCAAGCAGCTAAAGATAAAGTCATGGGTCAAGGCGGGTTAAGCGTAGGGCAACTCAGAAAATCAATTGCCGACTATTTCAATGAAAAAGATGCTAAAGACTTGCCCAGCAATGATATGTACCGAATGGGCAGCCGCATGATGCAACAAGAATGGGAGGATAAAAATCCTGGTAAAAAATGGGATTTAAATAATCCAGATGCCCTGGAAACTATGTATCGAAAATACGTCGATATTCTACCGAAAGAACGGAATAGCACCGGACCCACGTCCATTAATGGAATCGATGTTACAAAATACTTTCGTCCCTATCAGGTATTCGGCTTAGACCCAAAAACGGCAACAAAAGAAGACAAAAAACGAGCCTACCGAAAACTAGCGCAAAAATACCATCCGGATAACCAAGAAACAGGAGACAGAGATATGTTTGAACGGATTGAAAATATGTACAAATCTATCACAGTTACTATCGGCAAAGCTCCCAAAGAAAAATCTAAAGGCAAGGGCAAGAAAAATCAATCTCGTACTGGTCCCCTCCTTCTTCCCCCCGCCCGATAACCTACCAACCATCAAACCCCCGGCTAGGCTGCGCAGGCAGACTAGCCTCCCAATTCAGCGAGGCAAACCACGCCAAACAGCAAGCGATCGCACCGTCCCCGTGTCGTTGCTTCCCGTCGGCTCCCTTAGTCCGTTTTTCTGGAATCCTCGGAATCCCCCTCTCTACCACCACCAACCGGTGATCATCCAACAGATCAGAATTTTTCGGCAAAATAATCTTCTTATCCTCTAAAGCCGCCTTATACTTCGGAAAAGCCTCTAAATACCAGTTAGCCGTCGGCATTACCTCTAAAATCCGATGCTTCCCATAACGTTGCATAGCAACCTCCGCCAAATACTGACCATTCCCCCGCGCATCATGCGCTCCCCCCACCAATCGCGGCAACTTATCACACGCCGCGAACAAAATTTGTCTTTGCTGTTCAAAAGGGATATTTCTCATCTCGATCGCAAAAGCCGTTCTTCTTACCAAGTCCGGACACTCTTGCAGCACCAAAAGATAAGACAAGTCCCCCGACCGACCGAAATCTAATCCGTAGCTTGACTTAAAGCGAGGATTTAGAGAAGCTAAAGCAGGGTTTAGCTGAGTTTGAACCCAATCCCTAGTAATAGCCTCCCGTTGAGGATTGGTCGCAAAATCGGCTTTAGCGGAAAAATTCAAAACCGGAATATCCCCTTGCATATTCTGTTCGACCAGAACCCTGGGTAAATAACAGCCACCGCTCTGATTAGGCACACAAAATAATTCTTCATCTGCGCCCTCCCCATACTGATCGATTAAATCCTGCCTCCAAGCCTCCTCACCCTTCGTTGAGTATTTCTTCTTAGTCTTCAGGCAAATTCTCTTATAAAGCCCATCGGCTAAAGCCTCATCCAGGGTTATTCTGTGCAAAGAATAGGGCTTTTTCCCTTGCCGACAATCCTCTACCAACTCATGGAAATAATTCTCTACCCCATTATGAGTGCTGATGATCCTGACCTGTCCCCCCCACATTAGAAAAGCCATAGCGGCTTTGATAAGACCAGGTAAATCAGGGTGAAACGCCGCCTCATCAATAATCGCCCGTCCTTGCCTACCCCGCAGATTAGTTGGTCGGCTACTCAAAGCCACCACCCGAAAACCAGAAGCATAACTAACCTGAAAAGCCCGGATACTTTCTAAATAAACCTCCTCCATTGCATTTGCTACCAACTGAAAATGAACAGACCAGTCAATCACCTCGTGGATAAACTCCCTAGCGATATCCTCGCTATACCCGATGTAATAAACATCCAGACCCTTTTGACTTCCTGCGGTCACGGCCGCATCGGCTGCTTCCGCCCAAGTCAGTCCCACCCGCCTCGACTTCTCACACACCTTTACCGAAGCCTTGTCATCTAGCCACTTTTTTTGATAAGGCAGTAAAACACTATTCAATCCCCACCTCCCGGCGAATTTTCGCCGCAATCAAATCAATCCAAAAATCCGTAATCATTTCACTCGATAGCTGAAAGACTGACCACCCTACTAGGATAGCTAAATTCAACTTCTCAAAATCCTTAATCTGTCCCGCTCCCCCGCTATGTCTTCCCCCCGTCCAAACCCCTCCCTGAATCTCGATCGCAACTCGGCTAGGCACATGACAAAAATCAAACCGAAACTTTCTATCTGGAATACCCCGATACTCTCGCACCAAAGGAATAGAGTATCGGCGCTCCCAATGCCGAAGGAAGCGCTCCTCTAGAGCGCTAACACTCCTCACTCACCCACCCCCAGAATCTTCTCGCGAATCAATTGAGCCGCCGACTCCGAAAGCCCCGCTGATTGCACGTCAGCCGCCACCTCATCCCCAACCCGACGCAACTGCGCCCGCATAGCAGAAGAGTGCTTCTTAGTCGCATTAGCAGATTTATTTAAATTAGCGATCGCATTCACCAAACGATCAATTGATATTGGGTCGCTACCTTCCGGATCAAAATCCTGAATCAAGGCAAAAATCTTCTGTTGGGCCAGCCTTGCTAATGCGTCCCCAAGTTCGTTGGCATCATCATCACAGACCTCAGTAATCGCCCTAGCCTGCTCTGTTGCAAGCTTAATAGCTTGCAGTTGCCCCTTAAATTCCTTCCCGTAGCGATGGATCGACGACTTACCTACCTCAAAGCCTTTCTCCTGTAGCCACGCCTCTAGACCCCGATAATCACTGAAAGCCTGCTCGATCAGCAAGCGATCAAGTTCCAATCTAATTTCCGGAGGCAATCCATCAATTTTTGAAATTTTCGGCATCTTAGCACTGACCAACTCTATCCCTCACCATCAGGGAAATCAAGTCGATTAGTCAGTGGCAAAATTTTGCCACTCTTTTATCAAGAAAGTAAAATCTCAATAAAATCACTAGGTAAATGGCTATCCTGGGCATAGTTAGCCCATTGATTTTTATGCTCTGGTGGAGCATCAGAAGAAATTAAGCCCCAAATCATCGCAAAGGCCGCAAAGGCATCTGTCCGTCCTAGGCTCGCATTTAATAATGCCACTTGAAGCGACGATACTACTAATGGGTTCGCGGTAAATAGCTCTTTATAGAATTCATTGAACTGAATATCGGCTAACATCGATTGGCTAAATTTTACCCAGTCGGGAGTAGGAGTAGGAGGGGGGATTAATTCTAAACTAAATTCCAATCCGTTCCAGCTTAATTGATGAGTAGTTGGGTCATAATCCGGTTCTCCGACTTCAAAATAGCCGGCATCGGCTATCTCTTCATCGGTGTAATTTCCCCCAGTACGGGAGAACCCGTCACTGAGAAGAATTCTATCTGGTAGTTGTTGAGGGTACTGCCCTCTTAAGGAATACAGAGTAGTCATAGTTCAATTAGCTCATATAAGTGTCAGTTTCGGGATTGAAATTTGTTAGGTACCGGACAGCCTTAGTCACCCTAAAATTGTCAATATTGGCTCCCCAGCAATAACTTGTAGAGAAATAAATTCCAATATTATAAAAGATTTGAGCATAATTAGTGCTATTGATGGATTGATTAATTAAGATTCCATTCAAATATAATCTCGTCTGGTTGGTTCCGGTGCCCTGACGAACATAAGCAACGTGAAACCAACTACCGAGAGGAATTGTCGCTACGTCACTTTGTAACAAATTACTATTAGTATATAAAATAGTAGTAAAAGTGCTATTACTTGTACCAAATGATAAAATTCCACTATTCCCGCGAAATGTGGCGGCAAATAACCACATCTCAATAGTAAAATTCCCAGTTCCCAATGCTAAGTTAGGATGGTTGACACTTAAATACCCGTTTGTGCTAGGAAATAAGCCAGAAGCAGAGCCATATTTAAATTGAGTGGTACTCGTTACTACATTCGTGGTTCCCAGTCGCGAAACCGGTAGTAATAATGGACCACTGTCAGTAAACACGGTTCCATTGTTTGCGCCATCAAATCGAAGATCGCAAACAACACTACTAATGAAAGGATCATTAGATCGAATCCAAAGATTTCGCCTTTGCCGATTATAAACATCAAGAATATTCCAATTTCCCGGTCTATTGGCTGCATCCCAATTAGGTTGGGTTCCGATAAAGCCGCCCTCACGTCTCATGATAAAAACTCCGAACAACTTATTAGGACATCCATCACGCCACTGGCAGAGGCTAAAGCTCTCAGCTTCTGCCCAGGTTTCACGACAATAGGGGCAGAAATAGGAACAAGAGAAGAGCCAACTGGGATAGGTATGGTAAAACTAATGTGACACAAAATTGTATTTGCACTATTAGTCAAAGCTATAGTTAAATCGGTCGCTGTCGATGCTCTATTTGTTGCAATAACAGAAAAGATAGAAACGACTGCTACGTTATTAGGAGGAACATACACGTCCTGAAAAGCTGTAGCCAGCCCCAAAAAAGGAGCATTATTTAATGGCACTTTTATCCTCCTAATCCTAATCCGACAAAATACTCATAAGTAGCCAGATCAATTTCCCCAGAAGAACCAATATTGCCCCCCTGATTTATAGGATAAGCCACGCTTCCCGTAGCATCAGCGACATAAATCATGATTCCAGTGCCTACTCTAACAAAATAAACGGCATTAGGCGTTAGAGTAGGGGGGAGGCCTCCTAATACTTTTTCAGGGCGAAAAACTACCATGCAATTGTTCCCTCCCATGCAGTCTTAGGCAAGGCATTATTATAGGTAAAAAATCCATCAACATTCTCTCCTATTTTATTAAGCTGAGTTTGATTGGTGTGAGTGTGGCTATTAGATACTGCCGTATCAATAGCACTAGGAGAGCTAGTAGGCCTTCCCTGAATATTTGTCCACTGTAACACTAGATCAAGCGATTCTGCTTCGCTTAATTTAATCCAAGAAGTTGTGGAAAACCGGTAGAGATAAGTAGCCGCGCCGCTTGCCACAGTGGCATCGCCGGTTGCGTCTAGGACCAGGACCTGAGTGTTTTTGGTCAGCACTAAAGCATTTCTTGCTGCTATATTAGCTACAATCGGCATTTCGCCGCTCAGCCCAGAAATTGAGGCATCAATTAACGACTGAACATCGGTGTCTGTCAGCAATCTTTTTAGGGCATTCCCCGCATTATTGCTTACATATATTTCGATATAAGTCGGCTTGCCCTGAGGGGCAACGATAAAAATAGCATTAGGGGCGCAAGGTAGCGTGGGGACTGCAGTTAGTTTAAAGGGCTTAAATGTAGTCATATTTTACCAGTCTGTAATTATCCATTGTTGTTTTAGGCTATCGAGCCATTCTTGTTCCGTGCCAGTGAACCCATTATCTAATGCTAGTTGGTAAGCAGATTTGCCCGGTGGTCCAGGGGACCCTTGTATATAAATAGCAGGATCCCTAGCCAAAACCAGAATCGCTGATTCCTCCTCTTGCACCACAATGATTGTCGGCTCTGTCATACAATCACCGTCACCCTATCAGAAGACTCAACCAATCCCTCAAAAATCGTAAAAATTTGCTCAGGATTCAAAGGATTTTTGATTTTAATATCGTATTCCCAGCGATGCCGGCCTACAGTAATCTGTCCTGTGGTAGATTTGGTCACCGGCACCGCAAGCGCGGCGGAAGCGGTCAGAAAAGGCACTATCCTAGTGCATTCCGTTGCCACCCCCCCAATAGACACAATAATCGAAATCAAAGGCTCAAAAGAGAATGTAGCATAAAGTTCATCCCCGGCTTTTTTCCTAATCTGCCCAAAAATCTGCCAACTCGTGAAGTTGCCCTCAATAGCGAATGTCCGGCGCCGCCATTCGCTACCCCGTTCAATTCGCAAATCCCCCACAAGATCAAATCGATAAGGCTTCATTTTTCGTTATCGGCTTTTGCCATATTCTATCAAAAATCGGAAACCGTGAACTACACTACACAAGTCACCGGCAAAATTTTGCCGGTAGGGATGATTCACGAATTATCCCTACTTTTCCAGTCCTCAATCCTATCCAAAATCATCTGGTGATAATCGGCTGATTTTTCAATGCAGATATACTCCCGACCCAATTCCAGGCAAGCCACGGCAGTCGTCCCCGATCCCGCAAATGGGTCTAAAACTACTCCACCAGGAGGAGTCGTTAGCTCAATTAGTCGCTTTACCACTTCTATCGGCTTTTGCGTGGGATGTTGAAACTTGACTTTATTATTTCTATTGGTGTGAGTAGGAGGCAAAAAAGACCATACATTTGTAAAATTTACAGTATCAGGCGATCTAGCCCCGATTGGCTTTATACGCGTATCAAACCTACCTTGATAAGTTTCTTGGGACTTACCGTTATGCACCCAGGGGTTGATATTACCTTTTAATCTGCCTTTTAAATCTTGTAAATGCCGTTGAACAGATTCAATGCTAACCACATCAAACAATACACCTGGAACCTTAACATCTTCATATTTTCCCTTTGTATTGAAATAATTGACTCCTTTATGCTTATAGACGAAAATGCTTTCATGGCTTCTTTGCAAGCCATTGCATTGGGTTGCTTGCCTTTTAATCCAAGCGACATGATCCTTGTACTGCATTACCTGGGAAGCTTCATTAATCCAATTAACCATCGTTGGCATTTGTCCAAAAAAGCAGTAAAAGCCATTAGTAACTCGTTTTACTTCTCTGGTAAACAATGGAATATCAATTACAGAATCCCATTTAGCCAATCCAATGCCATAGGGCGGATCCGTGATAATAGCATCTACAGATTTATCGGCTAAAGTAGGCATCACCTCTAGGCAATTACCGTGAATAATTTGATTCACCCCTCACCTCTCTCATCTTCTTTAATCGCTTGCAATGCCTTTTCTCTCATACTTTCAGGAAATCGATTTGTCGCCTCAAAAATTTCATCTGTTTCAGGCGCATCCGGGACGTGAGCATCCATTACACGCCAAGCCCGTATCGCCGCTTTTAAAAGCTCCAACGTCACCTCACTCATCCCTCACCTCCCCGGCAAATACCCTTAATCGTTTCCGCACTTAAATTAAACTGCCGGGCTACAGAAAAAAGCACGTCCGTTCGACTTCCCTGCCCCTCGGCTACCAGCCTTCTAATTTCCTCATCCCGAACCCGCTTAACCAAAGACTTGCAATGAGGGAAATCAATCCACAGCCCACCCCACCCAAAACTTAACTTTTCAAAATTTTCCACCCCAATCAAGTGAGAAATCAAGTGTTCCGGCTTAACTCGCTTTGGAATGTAAAGCCGTCGAATTACATCCCGTCTTTCCGTCGGATTTGCGACAAAATATCGATATAAACTGACAACCGACTCTAACCCAATCAAATCGATTATCTCTTGAATCGTCGAGGGGAAATCTGCCCTTGTTGCAGATGCCCAAATATCAGATACCATAAAAACGATATACCCATAGTCTTCCCCTTGATTATTAAAATCTCAAGATAAATAAGTCAGGGGGGATTTTTTTCTCTTTTTTCACCCTCCGCAAAAAAACAACAAATCGTCACAAACAAACATTAAATAAATATTAAAACAAAATCAGCCAATTAAGCCAAAAACTAATAATTTCTCAAGTCCGCTTCACAACTCGTAACAATCGGCTTAAAAACAAAAAAAATCGCCTGCGTGGGAACCAGACCACGCAGGGCAAACATATCATCCTATACAGTTTCTTATTTGATCATACCTTACTTTCCCTGATAATTAATCGTTCTGCTGGTAAAGAAAACTGTTTTATTTCCTTTTTCCGAGGATCGCGACAAGTGACGATCACATATTGTACACTTGGCGAAATCGGATGGTAAACTTGCTTTCTTACCCCCTGGACTACCCATGTTTTACTATTAAGATAGCGCCCAAACTTAACTCGATCGCCCACTTGTAAATGTTGTGCTTGGCATTCATTAAACTCTTTCTTAGGGGGGAGATTCCGCGCCGGTGCCTCCTTCTTATTAGCCAGAATTTTTGGGGCTACTTCATCTACCCACGCTTGAAGCCTCGCCCGAAACTCATCACTAATTTCAATCGTTTTCATTGTTTTTGCCTCCTAATTAGAATTCACCTTTAGCTACTTTCCAGAGATTCAAAACCGAAAGCTCGATCACCTTCGGAGAAAGCCCCTTAAGTGCCTGAATAAGCTCGAACTCATCCTCGACCGCCATTAGATCAATCGGCTTTTCATACTGAGAAAGTACCTCAGCAAAAGCCTTGATGACATCCATAAAATAAACGCTATCCACCCCGGCATAAGGCAGATTCAATCGGGAATAAATCTCGCTGAGATGCTTCAGTGCTTCCTTATCCCCGTGCGGGGCAAATCCCGCCACGAGATTAAGCACCCCAGAAGGATGAGCATTTTTACTCGCATATTCCTCAATCGCTTTAATCGCATTCTTCTGGCAAAATTTTGGCAGCTTTAACAGCCACTCAAAAGGAACCCGCGCCCTTTGAGAAGGGGTTAAGCATATGTCGGCTACACATCGGAAAAGAGAAGCAATCTGCCCAGTGAATATCTCCCCTTCCCACTGGAAGCTAACCCAATCCCCCATAGCAAAGCCACAATTGGCCGCTAAATGAATTTGGTGATCCTTCCAAGATTGCCCCTGGGTATCCCCCCAGTTAATCTTCCAATCGCCATAGTCATCACGCCCCGTAAGAGTCCCCTGCTTTAAACAATCCTTATCGGCTTTTGCCGAAACCACATCGCCCACCTTAAACCCAGTGAGAGCCTGTTTAGGGGGATTAAAAGGATCAAAATCAAAAAGCTTAAGCTCCTCTACCCCCTCCTGAAGATCACCGCGAGGAGCCGGGTCAGAACCCATCCCCATCCACTGAACCTTAATCGGCTCCGTATCAATCACCACACCAATGGAGCCACGGGAAGTTACCCAGTTACGCACCTCAAAAGCATCTTGATCCTGATCAGCCCACGGCTCAAGATGATCCTCAAGCAAAGAATCCGTTTTATCCGAATCCAAATAGCGGAAATGGTAAAGCCACGCCTGGTGAAGTTCAGCCCATTGCAATCTCTCAACAACTGCCCCTCGCTCACGATAAACAAGCCAAACTTTCTCCCCCACAGCAAAAGCCGGAGGGGTAGGCTCACTCGTAATGTTCGGAGCTTCCTGCGTAATGTTCGGAGCTTTTCCCACTGGCACAGCCGGCGCAGGAGTTGGGCTAGGCTTCGGCGACTTAGGCGGAGTATTTTTGCCCAATCCCACCAACTCCAAATCAGTCCACTTCACAAAAAACGATTCCCCTGTTTCCTCACAAACGATCGCCTGCGAATCCCCATCCTGTAGCTTGATTGTCCCCGGCAAACACAAAACACCCGCAGTCAAAACACCCTTAGACCCACTAACATCCTCGCCATTGTAACGATAGCGAGCCTCCGAGCCTTCTATCTCCCGAAGCTTCAAAATCGCCGAATGAACGCTATTATTTAAAGCCCCCCGAAGAAATTCCGCTTCCACTCGCCGTCCTAGCTCCGTAAATAAATCAATCGCCTGAACCACCTTAGTAGCCTTCCTGAGATTCTCCCGGCTACCCATTCCAGTAGCCTCGGCCAAAAGATCATCTGGTCTGACCGCCTGAGAAAATTTCAGCGAAAGCTCATTAATTCCCCATTTTTGACACAGCTTCCAGTCCTGCTCTAAGTCCCCCGATAACTGGGACACCCGTGCATCCTTTCGGCTCTCTAAAGAAAAGCGCACCTCCTCAAGAATCTTCCGTTGCCGAGCCACTTGCTGAGTTTTCAGCCAATCCTTGGCAGAGGCTAATACCTCCGCCTCCCGGACCCGTTCCTCAGTCGTCTTGATCCGGCCAGCATTTTCCAGAATTAACCGGATCAACTCAGCCTCTTGATCCGCAAATTCCACAATCTCGATCGGAACCGACTTTAAACCTAAATTACGAGCGCAGGCCAATCGGCTGTTACCGCTCACCGCCTGCCGCTTCCGATTGATTACAATCGGTTTCACCCACCCAGATTCTCTGATTTGCTCCTGTAAGACACTAATATCCGTCCGTGGATAAATCAGTGAATTGTAAGGGTGCGGCAAAATCAAAGTCGGGTCAAGTTCTCTCGGTTCCGCAATATCCCAATCATCCTCAATCTTAGTGGACTCCACATAAAATAATCCCTTGATAATGCCGTTTTTTTCAACGATCTTATCCGTTCCCAAAAATTCCAGTAATTCCTTTTCTGAATAGCGCATAATCCCTCCTAAAGCCCCCTAACGGGGGCATAAACTTCAACCTTTTGCCATAGCCTAAGCGCTTCTCAGAGAAGCTTTTTGTAGAATCTCTATCTGCTTAGATAGCAATAGAATCTTTTCCTCCAATTGCTGGATATAAGTCCTCGTTTGGAAAGGAATTGGGCGCAATTCCATATACGCGATCTTTCGCATCAAAACCTCGTTTTCGTAAGAGAGAGCCTCTATTTTTTGCAGTAATGTTTCTTCGTTCATCTTTCCTCCTAAAATGGGCAGTCGTCAGGAACTTGAAGCGGACCCGCAAACGATTTTTTCTGAATCAAAGAATCCACATAGCTAATAAAATCGATTAACTCCTCATTAGTTAGTAAGTGTCGGCTACGCTTGCCATACTTATCAATCAGCATTTGTCGAGCCTCCTGTGGACTAAGCCCCAAATACTTGAGGTCAGCATCGTTTTTAGCTAAAAGAGTTTGAAAATCCACCTCCCCCGTTACTGGCACAGAAGTCTCACTAAAGGGGTGGTTCTCAACGTATTCTTTTAGAGGCTCGACCCACGGCGCAACCGGAACCCCAAAAGATTCATCATGATCTTCCTTCTCCAAAGGAAGATCAGGGAAATACTTCTTGGACAACTCTTTAGCTAAATCAGAAAGATTAATATCCTTATCCCAATCAATTTTGATTCTTTGTTTATTCGCCCAAAGATTGCAGAAGATTACGCGACTATCGCGCTCCGAAACCTTCGGGCTAATAATAATCTGACAATCGGCTTGCTGACTCAAGCAAGCCCGCAAACTTAACAGCAATCCCCGACTAAAAACCGTTTCCAGACCACAGCGGACGCAGTAAGTAAACTCATCATCCTGTAACAGCAAATGCAGCTTTTCAGATACCTTGTCCTTATATTCAGACTGACGAATCTGCAAGCCTAGAACCTTACCCTCTAGAGCCACTTCCTGGCAAGGCACATTGCCCGGCCAAGACCACGGATAACCCTGGCAATTGTTTACAAAAAGAATCTTATCGTAAGCCTGATTAGGCGGCTTTGTGAATCCCATAACTTACTCCCTCCTTGATAATTAAATAACCAGAATCCCGATAGTAATAGGCAACCAGCGACACTCGGCTTTGCTTACCGAACTTTTTCAAAATATGGTAAACATGAGTTGTCACCGTTCGCACCGACAAATAAAGCTCTTTAGCTATTTCTTTGTCGCTTTTCCCCTCAACAATAAAAGACAATATTTCCTTTTCGCGAGGGGTTAGGTCGTCCCACAAATCCAGAAAATCAGATTGATTGTTCATCAGTTTTTTCCCTTGACTTGTAGTCCCGATTCACGAATCGGGACATTTAGGTTAAGACTTCTCAAACACATGAAATACGAAATTAATTTCGTATGAGCCAATATATTGACCAAGATCGCCGACTGGCATTGCAGCGCCAGAATAGTAGGTGAAAAACTTGCGAATTACAATCGGCTTATCATAATCCACCAATGCCCACAATTGTGGACGGCCATCTTCGATCCGAATGCACAATATTTCAGCATCTTGGGGGAGTCGGAGGCTTTGCTCATCAGTTACATTAAGAGTCCATTTCTCAATACAATTAGGCATCACTACTCTTCTCCATAATCTGCAAAAGCATCGACAAATAAGCTTGCAAAAAAGCCTCAACTCGACTAGAGCCACAAGAAGTAGCCTTTTTTCGAGTTTTTCGACACTCGATCGCACAAGTCCAGCCCTTATTTTTGGGGAAAGATTGCACTACGAACCAATCCTTAATAAAGCATTGGCATTCCAGTATTGAATTGAGTAAATATTCCCGCTCAGGATTAGTTTTTCTGCCAAAATTCAAAGAATAATGGGCATCCAAAAATCGGAAATCCAGAGGAGAAAAAATCTCAAAAGTCCACCTCATAAAAGTAGGCTTACAAATGGTCGGCTCTAGCTCCGACCATTCTTTGAGCAAACTAATCAGCATCGTCACCTCCAAACCAGCACTTACTAGACACAATTTCCGGCTGTGTCTCTGGTTCGTGAGATAAAC